ACCTGTCGGGGGCAGAGCTAGCGCAAACTATCTGAACGCCAGCGAAACCGATACCTACACCTCTCCCTGAATAAGTGCCGTCTCCGCCGTTAGTTAAATACCCCTGTAGTGAAGCAAGTTCCGGAGCCGTCAAAGCGGTTGGTGGCTCGTCTTTAGCTACCTTGACAGAAACAATCCGCGATCCGGTTGTCCTAACAGAAGCCCGGGTGATAATCCTTTTTGACTCATCTATAGTAGCGTACTGAGGTGAGAAATTGACAAGGGTCATAACTTGAGGCACAGCTGAGTCATACTGAAACTCTAAAACCTTTTGCTGCAGCCAGTAATCTGACCCGACTGCAGCTGATTCTATAATTTCTTCCAGTTCCGCTTGTTTTTTGTCCCACAGCTGTTCCAAAAGATTAGAACATAGTGCCACTATGTACTTCCAAAGAGTATATATTGCAGACTGAGACGTGCTGTTTAATGTTGTTAACTCCGTTTCTGCGGCTTGTGCTGCGTCTAAAGAGTCTTCAATTTCTGATACTGTCCTAGCCATTATATTTGATTAGCTGATTTAAAATCTGTTGTTAAGTCAAGTGTAGCCGTTACCGGTACTAAAGTGTTAGTGAGAACATCGCGGCCTAATGTTGTGTACTCCTGGATGTAGTCTTGTACATTCGGGTGATCTGAATCCATTTTCTCTGATCTCCTCAGCAACTCTCCAAATTCCCCGTATTGGTTTTTATGTACCTTCTGCCAAACCGCATCAACAAGGGTTAAAACATCTTCGTCAGTGTCCTTGTAGTTTTCAAAACAGATATGGAGTATAACGGGTAAAGAATACTGTTGTACCGATGCGCCTTTGCCGAGATCCTTATACTCCTGTTGCCCGAACTCAATAAACACTGCAGGGTATTGAAAAGGGTTTTCTACGTTCTCCCGTTCAAGCTGGTTATTCCATAGGGCAACGTGCTTTACTCCGGTAACTGTCAACAGATCCGCTTTAAGACTTGTATATAGTGCTAGTTTTCCCACGCTTTCCTTATTATCGGATGAAACCGATTCATTATTTTTCTTTCCATCACTCCTGAATACCCCATGATTTGACGCTTCGGCATCCTGTCCAATCCTTCACTATGCCGGCGCGCGTATGGTACATCAGAAACTACCTTAACGCTGTACTGTCCGAATTTCACTTTTCGGATTGAGCGCCTCAGTCTTCCCGTTTTTACGAGAATAGCCCTTTGTCTTCCTCTCTCGGGCCGCTTCCTGGGCTTCCATTTCTCAAGGGTTTCATCAGTAAAGCCTTGATCCCTGAAAGCTTTTACTGAATGGTTCTGAGCTTCAACGCCCATGACAGTAACCATTTCATCAAGTACCTGTTGAAATTTCTTAGTCGCTTCAATTATTTTCCTAGCCTCGTTAAACTTCACGGTATCGGTAATTCAAAATTCCTTTTTGCAAATTCTCTATCCTTTGGCGCCACATCAAAATACGGATGCTTAGGGCTAAAGATTATTCTGTCTTTCCCGGGATTCATCATAAAGATGTCCGGTACTGTTTTAGGCTGCTGAAATCCTTTTAAGCTCGTGACCTCCACCCCATGCTCTTGAATAACGGTACATCTACAATTCCACCCGTTTGGCGGCATGAAGTTGTTCCAAAACTTATCATTCACGGGCCTAGTGATTCGATCTAGCATTGCGTGTTCAGGTCTTACCCTCCCATCACCCACAGTCTGATAGGTTAAAAACGGATAAGCTTCTATATCCTTCTCTATTTCCTGCCACATACTAGCTGACCTGGCGGACATTATCGCGGTTTCGTACTCGGTCTTTAAATAAACCTCGTTGTACTCGTGCAATATGTCTCTTGCTTGCTTCCGAAAGTCTTTAAAAGACGTAATCGCTCCATCAGTCGTGAGCAAAGACGTAACTTCGCGTACTTGCTGATAGGTCTTAGCCCCGCTGAAGACATAGATATTCTCTCGTAAATCAAAGAGCATTTTATAATCTGCGCTTCCGTAAAGACTGTCAGCCAGATATTTTCCGTAGCCCTGATACACGCCCTCTAACAGCTTACGGGCTATCTTCCGGTACGTGTACACATCTAAACTTCTCACGCTTACTGATCCTAAGAACAGCTGCATAATGAGGTTCTCATAGTCCTCATCTGTGAAAAGGTTTAGAGGTTCTTTAAGCTTATTTTCAACATCACAAAATCCACACATCAACTATAATACTTTCCTAGTCTGTTCTTAAACTCCTGCAGGGTTGGGTCTTCTTCTTTTGATTCAACCTCAATCACTTCCGCACCGTAGTTCTCTTTTAAGTACTGCGGAGTGAATTTGTACTTACCGGTTTTAATCAGTTCAACATCAAACTTTCCTTTTTGCTCAAGTGTGAAACGCTCCTGCTTTTCTATTTTGATTGAGAGACCTTCAAATCCTAAGCCGTGGTTATTCAGGAAAGGGATGAGCTGATAGTTGTTGACACCTTCAATAAATGACTCATCGGCCAGGGAAACCTTCTCAAGCATTCTCTCCATCACCTCAGCAGATCCTACGTGTGTCTTTTCCTCCATAGTCCCGGTAACAGTCAGGATAAGCTTAGAAAGTTCGGAATTGCACCGAGCGATCATCATGTCGAACACCTGGTAAGCATCTGTTTTTCCACTCTCTAATAACTCCACCTCGTCGTCTGTATCAAATACTCCCCAAGCAGCCACGCCCATATTCTTAAGCATGTTCTCCATGTTTGAGCGGGTAACTTCGTCTCTTACGTTGGTCATTCCCTTTCTGAAAGGCACCCCGAACAGCTCACAAAACTCAGCCCATGCTCCGATGGCGTTCTTTTTCCAAATCACATAAGGAGCGGCTTTCATTAGTAAGCCCAAGTCGTTAGGCATACCAACGCCTAAGCACCAATCTTTAAATGGCTTCTCTTTGTAAGAGGTGCCCACTAAAGAGGCGTAATTATCGGTTACTATTCCTAACTCCGGCTTAACGTAGTATCTCGGAACCAGGTCAACACCTATGAACTCATCGTCTATTAAACTGTCGAACTGAATAAGAGAAAAACCATAAAACCTTGAATCTAGGCAGAGCTCCAAATAATCCCGGAACCACTTTTTATTGATTAGGGCGGTCTTTTCTTCTACCTCTTTTCCGTTCTTGTCAACTACCTGAAACCGCTTAGAAAGTATAAGGCTTTTTCTTTGTGATATAGCTGCGCTTAAATGACCGTCAAGGATTACATCGGCATAAGTCTGGTAAAGGGAATATCTTTGAGGATTGTGGATGTTTTCTGCAGAACGTACTGCAGCGCGCCACTTAGCGATATCCTGGCGTACTCGGTACATTTGCGTTTCCGTGGTAATCCGGCGCTGGATGTTGTGGCTTTCTGAACGCTTTTTAGTGACATTCTTAATTTTTGATATGTCTTTTTTAGCCATTAATAAAGATTTGAAGCCCTAGTTGTACTGCCGTCAGCATTACCCCAGCGGATAGAATTACCTTGTACCGGGTCGATTTCAGGGAGATCAGCGGTTATGTCTCCGCTTGCTACTTTCTTTAACCAGCCAATAGCTCCGCCAGATTGAGTAGGTCCGTTACCGTCGTATCTCTCTTTTCTTAAATCAGGGACGTTCCGAGGGTTTATCCTGGAATGAAGGTGGTAAAGGGTGATGTCCAGTAAAAAAAGGACTATTTGTTGATTTCGGTTGTCTCCTTTTGTCCACTTGGTAGTATCTGTAGGCAGAGCCCCCGAAAAAGTATAAGTAGATCCTGCGGTCCAGAATCCTGAAGTAGTCGGTAAGATATTTTTGCATGGCTGAATACATGTATAAACTACGTCTTCATACCAAACTTGATCGTTTATGGCGTAAGATTTGGTCTTATCGTATTCTGCCTGCGGTGTTTTGGCGTAGTAAAGGGAATAATTCTCTGTTATCTGCGTCCACTTTGCCGGGTGTGTTGTTGGTGACTCGCCGGCGCTCGTGTTTACGGCACACTGATAAATATACCCGTAAGTATAAGCAGATCCAGCAGGAACAAAAGATACCCTTTGATTTATGGTATAGGTTGCCGAGCTTGACCAAGCGGTCTCAGTCCACTCTACCAGGTTCTTTCCTTTGTAAGTCGCCGTGTTGTCGAAAACCTGAGTATCTGTAAAGATGCGTGCGGTTAAATACCTTTGCTTCAGATAACTAATCATTTCAGCCTGTGCGGCCTGCTCCATGTCAAGCTTTACTTGCTGGCTAGACTCTGTTATCTGACTAAGGTTGTCGGTTTGGATTACCCGATCATAGTCTTTATCCCTTAGTAACCTTGCCAATATTGCAAAGTTAGAAAGGGGTGTATAGCCATTTGGCTATTGTCACATTTATTTTATGATCCTATGCTTACGGAGCCACTTTAGGAAACGCTGCCAGCGGGTTATCCTCAGCTCGAATAATTCTGTAGGTTCTGAGATTTTGAATTTAAAGTCTGTAAGCTGCAAGATAGTTAACCGCTTGTTCAGTTGTATCATTTGGTTAAATACTGACCTTGACAGGTTGTCGATTTGTTTTCTTTCTTCGATATACTCCGCTGAGTACGTTGTTTTAGGTTCTTTCATAGTCTGTGTCTTTCGTTTATTGGGTTTTGGCCGATGCGGCGGATCAACTCCTGCTGATCTCCGTTCTGGTATAATTGGTATTCGTTTTTAAATGCCTCGCAGATAATGTAGTCCGTCAAGTCTGTAATGTGGCCCCACTTCTGATAGGGTACGCCGGTGTTTTGGTCTTTTTCTGACTTCTTTTCTTTAGTCCCGTCAGCCGCTTCTTTTGTTTGCTCAAAGTCCATTATGGCCTCGTGCAAGTCCTTGTTGATTATAAACTCAATGTTTTCAAAGTTGGATTCCAGGATAGTGTTAATGAAGTTGCCCCGCATTACTACCGCTGGGTTAGATTTAGGCACCCTCATCACTGGCATGAACCTGGCAAGCTCTGTCTGAATCAGCTTAAAGAAGTTGTAGCCCTTTTCTATTTTAACATCGTCCTTCCGGCTAGTAGCGTCCCCGTAAATAAATAGCCCTGCTGTGTGGTTGTAGTACTTTCTTATGAACTCCCTGCAGACAGCTTTTATAGTGTTGTTTGGTGATCTCCCTAGAATAAGGTCAAGAAAGAAAATCTGTTTCCCTTTGATTTGGAAAATACCGCAAGGTAGATAGGGGTTTACGTTCTCATCCCATGAGATATGAAGGGCTAATTCTGGATTGTATTGGACGGGGCCGGTATGGATTTTACTATCAAACTTCTTATAAAACTCGCCCCCGGTTTTCGGTATGGCGTCCCAGTCCCCGTAAAGTAGTCTTGCCTTATCGTATTCGTTCATCTTTGACAAGGATTCCTTGTACAGCTTTAAAAAGCCTTCGTCCGGGTTGTCGTCTACTGTAGCTCTGATGTACTTCTGATACTCCTTTAACTTGATATACTCACCTTTTGGACTTTTAATGTACTTGTGTTTGATCCAGTTGATGTTAGGGTTACAGGTTAAAAGAATCTTCGGCTTAAGCCCAAAGTCTGAAAGCATCCACCGGATACGGGAGTTTATGATATCAAAGGCCTTTTCTGTGATCTCACCGGCCTCATCAATAAACGCGTCTGTAAATTCTGTCGATCCTAAGCTTTCAAAATTCGGGTCAGAAGGCTCCTGTTTTAGCTCTTTAAATACTGTGCGCGAACCGTTGGACCAGTTAATTACCATGTCCTGAGCATTGAACTTAAAGTCTATTCCGGAGCGGTAGCCCATTATCTGAGCTACTTTGAGGTAAGTAATGAGAGTTGATTCCTTGATTGACTTTAGCTCTTTCCTTCCGATGAAACCCCGGGAGCCTGGGTAACGTACTCTCCGGTCGATATGCCATAAGCAGCCGAGGTATGACTTTCCACCACCTGCAGCACCTCCGTATAGAATTTCAGTAGTTACTGAATCTGTGAGGTAATGCCAGGCGTTACTTTGCTTTTGGCTTAACTTCATTAAATAGGTATTGCAGCCGGCGTGGGGTTATCGTTTCCTCTGTAGAAGTGTAATTTAAGTGAACTATGCCGTTAATCGGTTTGCCGTGTATGGCTAGCGTATAATCTTCCAAAGAGTACTTTTGTTTCTTTCTCTTACCCTTCATCCGCCGGCAGTATTTGAATGACTGGCGCCTGCAGCTTCTCTCCATCGCTCTTGATGTCGATTTGCTTTGGCATGAAGTAGGGGGCTAACTTGGAAAAGCAAAGAATGTAGTTGAATGGGCTTTTAGCGCGTACCTTGTCTAAAGCTTCCTCAACATGATCTACCTGGCCTTCCATTATCTTAGTGAATAAAGCCCGGGCATCTTTGGTGGTTTGATTCTCTGATCCTTTCTTTTTCCCTGATCCTGGGGGTTTGGGATCACCTTTCTTAAAAGCCATGCTTTAAAATGCTATTATAGCAGCAATTATATGAACTTTTGGCTATATTTGCAAAATAAGTTTTAATGTTAATTTCACAGATATGGGAAGGGAGGAACATGATTAGGTCGGTAAGGCAATATTTAGCTTATCGTCGAAAAAAAACCGAAGCCGATAGGTATAAAAAACTCTTATTGGACATCAGAAGCCTCGCCCAGATTTTCGGGATTGATATTACGAAATATTCAGACGAGGAAATTGAAAATTGCCTAATCGAGGCTGGTAGGTCCATGAGTCAACTTGGATGCAGTGCTGCAGAGGTTCACGAAGCCTTTAAATCTCTCGGTTCTTGCCGAGAATCAACGGTCCTTCGCCGGTAATTAGGGCTCTGGCGTTTACTTGTGGGAATTTGGTTAGGATCTTAGCCAGGTATTCA